CTGGTTATCATTTGACCCTGTGAGGTAACTACATAAAACCTCACACCCCATTTTATAAATATATGACCGAAATTATAACAGACTACTTGGATGCTAGGCAACTGGCTGACAGACTAACTGCACTGGAGTTGCACTCCACTAGCGAGTTGGCTAGGCTGGAGAAAGAGAGGGACGATGCTTTATCTCAAATTGCACAGGCAGAATGCAGGGCAGAACGATTCTGCCAAGAACGTGACGAGGCGCGGGAGGCGTTAATGAAAATTGAAGATTTATTTATTGACGGTACAGATATTTACGCAGACCGAGAAAACATGGGAACTATTGCCAGAAACGCATTGAAGGAAACACCAGAGACAGAGGAACTTAAGTGTTTATCACTCATCGAAGTGATGGCAATACCACAATAAAGAAGGGAAATTGCTTTAGGAACATTGCGAGCTATTAAAGAGCGCAACGAGGCAAGGGAGAAGATTGAGCGTCAAGCTGATCGTATCCGTTACTTGGAAGGCGCAACAAATCACGCAGAAGGCACACCACTTTCCGTAGCTTTAAAAGAGCGAGACGAGGCAAGGAATGACATTATAGGTTGGGAGAACAAGTGGAGGTGTGCTGTAGACATGGCAGCAAGAGCAGAACTTGAACGAGACGAGGCGAGGGAGTTGGCGCAGCAAATGTCCGAAAGCAATCAAGTGCTACAGGCTGAAGTTAGAGATTACCGCAAAAAGTAAAGATAAAACTCATGAGCGAACCGCACTACGCCTCCGAGGTTGAACGTCTGAAGGAATGCGATAAGGACTACCGATCCATTGCCGCACAGTTGTCCGTATTCTGCTCCGCTGCTATCTTTGCGCTAAGGGCAGCCAACAAGGATCTGGAGGACGCACAGGTCAAAGCTGAGATCATTCCAGACCCGTTCGCTGAACAGGCAATCGATGATATGTTCCAAAGCTACCTAGAGTCACTGCGCGACTACCCTGAGCTAATGGCAATCGCACTCAAATTCATTCAGCAATCGCGATAGACCATGCAACTTACACTCAACCCTGACGAGGTGCAGATATGCCAACTCATTGGCAGGATGCGTTCCCTCATAGCTCGCAGCAATGGAGTCAAGGATGCCAAGATTGGCAACCAAGACGGATCAGAAGCTGACGTGATTGGCATGATGGCAGAGTATGGGTTCGCAAAGCTGATGAATGTATTCCCTGACCTTGGACTATCACCTCGATCTGGATCTCCAGATGGCGTTATGCCAAGCGGCAACCGATACGACATAAAGGCATCAAAGCACACACACGCTCGCTTGCTGTCCACACTCAAGGTAAATCCAGATGTAGATGTATACGTCTTGTGCGTTGTGGATTCACCAACGCTTGACTACAAAGGGTGGGCATGGAAGGAAGACCTGATCAAACCATCGAACATAATTAATCTAGGCCACGGAGAAGGATATGCACTAGACCAAGACAACCTAAAAAAGTTTTAAACAATCAAAATGAAAACATACCTAGCAAAATGGCCAGACGGAACAATATCAATCTTAAAAGCAAAAAACATGATAGATCTGTTCTGGGATCTAGACATGGAAGCCAATCCATTGTGCGCTAAACTCTATGAGCTTCCTAAACGATTCCAACTGACAACCAGCATAAAAGATGGGGAAATCGAAATAGATGAGATCTTCCCAAGAACAAACTACAAGGATCTTAAAGAAATCTTCTTTCCTGCAACCATTGCTGATGATGCTCACAACCAAATCATAAACGCAGGAATACGAGCAAAGGGTTTAATTGAGTCAGATAAGGTATAATCCCACACAATCACTCAAAACTATACCCGCAATGAACTGGACAACTGAACAACTCAAAGAGAAAGGCTATATCCTCGCACCTGACGGACATTACTACTATGCAGACAACTATAAACCTCCATCTCGCAGGCTACTTGACACCCTCACTAAACACGCTCCTAAATGCTCACTGGTCAAAGTACACAAAGCAAAAGCTCCTAGCAAGGACTGCACTGCTAAGTGCAATCCGCAATACACTCTCGCAATCACCAGATACTCCACAAAAACACTCGATGTTGACAATCTTGCAGGAGGCTGCAAACCACTTATCGACCAAATCCGATACGCACACCTCATCCCGGACGATAACCCCGAAAGCGTCAACATCACGTTCTCGCAAGTCAAAGTCCGCACCCAAGCAGAGCAACGAACCGAAGTCAGGATTACCCAAGCGTAAATCAAAACCCAAGCAACCATATGAGTTTTAAACCATCCAAGAAAATGGGTAGACCTCCAGAGTATAACGAGGAAATCGCAGAGGAAATCTGTGAGCGACTTTCAATAGGACAAACACTCTCATCCATCTGTAACCTTGAAGGTATGCCAAACTACTCCACAGTATGGCGTTGGGAATCTTCCAACGAAAACTTTCGCAACAAATCCGCACACGCAAGAAAAATCGGCACTCACGCACTAGCAGATGATTGCATTCGCATTGCAGATGATCCAATGCTAGACGCAGCAGAGAAGCGAGTACGCATCGATACCAGACTGCGATTACTAGGTAAATGGAACGCACGTCAGTACGGGGACAAAATCGAGATTGAGAACACTAATGCCAAACCACTCAACGTCACATTTACCATTGGTGATCGTAGTGCTGAACCAATAGAGCTAATCGAGGGAAGGGAACCAGAGGAGAAGCAACTGCGGATCGAAGCGACTGGAGAGGATCATGTGGGATAGCGAACGATCTGCTAATGCATTTTAACCACAAAATCAGCAATCTTGTCGATAAAAATCACCATATTGTGTTAACTATTTTCAAATACCCCATATATAGGGTTTATCAATAAATGGTCAAATTATGCCCCAAATGCAGTTCTACGACACACGTTATGGAATGCCGTGATCATGGCAATCGATTTTCGAGACGTAGATACTGCAATAACCAGAAGTGCCTTCACAGGTACTCAACATATGAGGTGAGCGCACAAGACTACCTGAGCCTGAAACAAGTCAACAACATGAAAGCAAAACTAACCGAGATCCTAGAGAACCTATGAAAGCGCATGAGATAACACCAGAGATGCGTATAATCCAGCAACAAAAGCAGGAGATTAGAGAATTACGGCAAATCATCCATGAATTGCAACGTGACGTAAACAAGCAGAAGTCCTTGATCAACAAGCTGAAGAACAGGGAAAATAACCAATAACTTCACATAACAGCAGTAGTACATAATGAAAACAACAAAAATGAGATTCCACGCACTTGGACTTCCACACACAGTTACAAGCAAAGAGTTTAACGCTTGTGCGTATACCCAGAAGGTGGTCAAGTTCGCAAAAGCTATGACCAACAGGGGACATGAGGTCATCCACTATGGTCATGAGGACAGCGTTCTTGACTGCACTGAACACGTCAGCGTCCTGACCAATGATGACTTCGCTAAGAGCTATGGCAGCCATGACTGGCGCAAGACGTTCTTCAAGTTCGATACCAATGATCATGCATACAAGACGTTCTACGCAAATGCCATTCGGGAGGTAGGTTTTAGAAAGAAAAAGAATGACTTTATTCTTCCATTTTGGGGCAGCGGAGTCAGACCAATATGTGATGCACACCAACATGATATGATCGTAGTTGAGCCGGGGATAGGGTACGCTGGTGGTCATTGGGCTAAGTGGAAGGTTTGGGAAAGCTATGCCATCTACCATGCGTTCTGCGGTATGGGTGCAGTTGGAAGATGCCAGCAGGATAACTATTCCGTGGTGATCCCCAACTATTTCGATATCGATGACTTCACCTTTAACGACAAGAAGGAGGATTACTTCCTGTACTTGGGCAGGGTTTACTCTGGCAAGGGAGTTGATATCGCAATCGATGCAACGCGCAGGGCAGGGGTGAAACTGGTTGTAGCGGGTCAATGCGAGGCAGGGTATACATTCCCACCTCACGTTGAGTATGTGGGCTATGCTGACGTTCCTAAGCGAAAAGAACTCATGTCTAAAGCCAAGGCATCATTCTTGCCTAGCCAGTATGTGGAACCATTCGGTGGAGTGCAGATTGAAAACCTGCTATCTGGCACACCAACCATCACGTCTGACTGGGGATCCTTCGCTGAGAACAACCTCCACGGGGTCACTGGGTATCGATGCCGCACGATGGGTGACTACGTCGATGCAATCAAAAACATTGATAGGATCAGACCAGCGGACTGCCGTGCATTCGGTGAGAACTTCACGCTTGAGAAGGTTGCACCGAGGTACGAGAAGTACTTCCAAGACGTACTCGACGTATACACTGGGGCAGGGTGGTACGCTGATGGCAACGGAATCGATGCAATGACAATGGCTTATCCATCCAATCACCAACAATAATCGTGACAAATACTACCCACTTTTTGTCACAAACAAAAACAATATGAACGATACAACAGAAGAGATAGACAAGATAACCAAGGAGCGTGACCAGTGGAGAGACTGCGCTACCAAGCTAGTAGAGTCATCAGGTTGGCATGACCTGTGGCCACAGGCAGTTGCACACTACCGCAAGCTGAAGGAGGAACAATGAGCGACTACACATTTGAATCGCAGTACTGGGGTGATTGCTGCAATACGTTCGACGAAGACCAGAAGCACTATGTCTATGCGAGATTCATGGGACTGCATCAGGTTGGCTACGGATTCAGTCTGTCAGGCAAGTCAGTGATCGACATAGGTGGTGGCCCAACGTCGATGCTGCTCAAATCAAAAGGACTTGGCAGGGCATTGGTAGTGGATCCGCTCCAGTACCCACAATGGACTTACGCTCGATACCATGAGCATGGTGTTGAGTGCTTGGTGATGCGAGGTGAGGACGTAGCGGAAGAGGGGTTCGATGAGTGCTGGATTTACAATTGTCTCCAGCATACGGATGATCCTGCGCTAATCATCAGCAACGCACTACGAGCGGCAAGGGTTCTTCGCATTTTTGAATGGGTTGATATCGAGCCACATGATGGGCATCCGCAGATGATAACTAAAAAGATGCTTGACGAAAGCATAGGTAGTGAGGGAAGGTTGGTTAACTTGGCTGAGGCAGGTTGCTTCGGCAAGGCATACTATAACATACATACAAAATGAAATTAAGT